GGGCGGGTGCGGCGGCGCAGGGCACGACCGCCGCAGGCTTGGAAGCTGAAAAGAAAGCACGGGCAGACGGCGACAGGGCGGAAGCTGCGGCGCGTGAAACGTTGGCGGGTCGTGTATCTGCGGCTGAGGGCAACATCACGCGCGAAACACAGGCGCGGGTTACAGCAATTAACGCCCAAACCGCCGCAACGGAAGCTCTGAAAACACGGGTCGGCAATACTGAAAGCAGTATCACGGCATTGCGCGAAACCGTTAATCAGAAAGACAGTGCGAGGTCGTCTGAAATCCAAACGCTGACCGCGAAGATTGACGGTGTTTCGGTTGGTGGCCGCAACTACGCCCTATCAACAGGAACGCCCGGCAAAGTGCTGACAGTGAGCGGGAATAATCAGACCAAAAACGTCACAATCGACGTTTCGTCTGCTCTGGAATTGAAGCAAGGCGACAATCTGATTATCTCGTGCGATATCGAACTGACGAACGCTACATCGCCATACGGCAAGCCCTACCCACGAATCGGCGCGGAATTTTCCGTAACCTATGCCGACAACTCTATCGGGTATTTTGCCGCGTGGTACGACGAAGCCGTCAGCGGTACGACCAAAACGCTGAAACAGCGTATTGTTGCCAAGCACACGGTTGCCAAAGAGGTCAAGGCACTGCGGAACATCATCGTTCAGGCACGGTATCAAACATCGGAATCCATCAAGGTTTCCAATGTGAAACTGGAACGCGGAACGGTAGCGACTGATTGGACACCTGCGCCTGAAGACAACGACGGTTTACAGGAAATCCGCAGCACGGTTCAGGTAGTTCAGACAACCTTAACCAAAGCAACGGGCGACATCAAATCGCTTGGCGAACGTATCACAACGGTTCAGTCAACAGCGGAAGGCAACAAAGCGACGGTACAAGCCCACTCACGCAGTATTAACGGCTTGGAGGCGCAATACACGGTCAAGGTGGACGTTAACGGCAAGGTGGCAGGCTACGGCTTGGCAACCACACCAAAAAACGGAACACCTGAAAGTAAGTTTATTGTGAACGCCGACCGCTTCGGCGTCGGTGCGACCGGGAAAGCCGATATCTTCCCGTTTACGGTAGATACACGGCAAAACCGCGTCGGCGTGAATGGCGAACTGGTGGTAAACGGTAAGGCGATTGTTGATAGGTTGAACGCCGGGGATATTCACGGCGATAAAATCACGGCAAACACGCTGAACGCAAACCGCCTGACCGCTGGAAGCGTTACTGCGCGTGAGATGGCGGCTGGTAGTATTACCGCTGAAAAACTGGCGGCAAACGCTGTTACAGCCAATAAGATGAACGTCAACGAACTGTCGGCGATTTCATCGAATTTGGGCAGTATCAACGGCGGCAGCTTAGATATCGGTGGTGGTAACTTTACCGTAACATCAGGCGGACTGCTTGAGGCTAAAAATGCTGTCATTCATGGCAGGATTGAAGCGGAATCAGGTTATTTCAACGGCACGGTCAAAGCGTCGCACATTGAGGGCGATGTTTTGCGCCTGCATCGCATGAATAAGATTAACGCTAACACTTGGGAAATCAAAATTCAGGCGGACGAAGTGCCAACGTTGATGCGCCCCGATTTCAAAATCTACACATCTAATTCGGTTAGATTTGGCTTTGGCGGAGTGCTGAATGGTGGTAAAGCAGGTTATGCAGAACCAGTGGCACGACTCGAATTAAACGGAACTGTAATGCCCAAAACCACGCTGAAAGCATCGGAAATCACGAACGCCGTATTAAACACCGATGCATCAAAAAACTACTTCGTCACAAACGAAAAGCAAATCCATTCGTTCAACTGGATGCTTCTTCGCCGTGACGCGGTTAATACGATTCGGGTTACTTTGGGCGGGAATGAGACTTTTGATATGGATGTCCCAGTATTGATGACTTCATATCTTGCACAAAGCGACCCTGAATATAAGGCGTTAATGGGTGGTGTTGAGTGGCGGAAGATTGGCAATCTTTCACGCGGGCGGGCAGGTTCCGTTCAGCAGAAAGAAACCAAAATCCCGCTTCCTGACAATATCTACGGCGTCAAGTTCCATTACTCTATCGGCAGTTCTGATAACCGAATGGTTGGCTTGTTCTGGTCGGACAACAACGGCACGGAAACCATCTTGCAACATGGTTATCACGGCAGCCGGCGCGAGGGGTACTACGAGAAAACCAAAGATAACGTCGCGGCTTCATCGAACATCATCTTGAGACGTGACGGCGCATGGGAAGGTCAGACCGTTGATTTGACCGAAGTTTATGTTTTAGTCGCAGTAGGACGACAATTATAGAAAGGCTCTATTATGGCAAAGCAAATTATCGCAATTTCGCATGAAATCGAAGACGAAAGCACAGGGGCAACCGCAAGCTACCATGTGATTGAGTATGTCAGCATTGACTACAAATCACACGCCGCAAGCGCAACCCTGAACGGCTATGTGTCTAAAAAGGCGTATGAGGCAGGGCGAAACCCGCTCTGTTCGCATACTGTTTCTGTCAACGGCTTACCGGAGGGCGAGGAAGTTTCCCGCGCTTGGATGTACCAGAAAGCCGTCGAGCAGGGGAACGACCAAAGCATCTTTTCAGGTTCCGAACTGATTGAAGCCTAATCTAAATTTGAAAACACGCCCGTGATGATTCACGGGCTTTTTTATGGGCGGTCGTATGAGCGATTTAGAAACAAAAATCAAGATAACCGTCGAAAACGGCACGGCTGCGGGTTTTAACCAAGCGGCAAGCGCGGCGTCGCATGCTTCCAAGCAGATTGAAAACGCCATCGGGCAGGTGCGATCAGAATTGACGCGCAGCTTTTCCGAAATGCAGAAATCGATGGAAAAGGCGTTCGACATTGATATGTCCGATTTTGTCGGGGGCGTCAGCGACGGCAAGGAAAAGGTCAGTGAACTGAACGCCGAACTTGCCAAGACAGGCGATAAAGCAGAAGAGGCGGCAGGCGGACTGGGTAAAATCGGAACGGTTTTAGCCGGTTTTGCAACGTTGTCATTTGCAAAATCCCTGCTTGATACTGCCGATGCCATGCAGTCAATAAACAGCCAAGTCCGACAAGTCACGTCGTCTGAAACGGAGTATTTAGCCGTACAGCGTCAACTTTTGGAAGTGGCGAACAATACCCGCGCATCACTTGAATCAACGTCAAGCCTGTACGTTTCGACAAGCCGCGCCCTGAAAGACTACGGTTACACGCAACAGGAAATATTGACGTTTACCGAAGCGACGAACAACGCGATGACGATTGGCGGCGTTCAGGCGGGACAGCAAGCCGCCGCGCTTATGCAGTTGTCGCAGGCTTTGGGTAGCGGCGTATTACAGGGCGATGAATTTAAATCAATTGCCGAAGCTGCGCCGATTCTGCTTGATACCATCGCGGAATATATGGGCAAATCCCGCGCTGAAATCAAAAAGCTGGGCAGCGAGGGCGAACTGACGGCGGATGTGCTGTTTAAAGCTATATCGGGCGCATCGGAAAAATTCGGCGAGCAGGCGGCAAAAATGCCCATGACGATGGGTCAGGCTTTGACGGTGTTCTCAAACAACTGGCAAAGCATGATTTCCAAAATGCTGAACGACAGCGGCGCAATGAGCGGCATCGCGTCAATCATCAAACTAATTGCGGATAATCTTAACTTGGTCGTCCCAATCATGGCGGGCTTTGCGGTTGCTGTTACCGCTGCAACGGCGCAGGTCATCGGCTTAAATGTCGCCATGCTTGCAAACCCATTCGGATTGATTGCGGTTGCCATCGGCGCGGTTATCGGCTTGATTTCTCAATTCGGCGACCAAATTGATGTTTTTGGCGGCGGCTGGTCGAACTTGCTTGATGTGATTCAAGCAGTTTGGCAGGCAATCACGGAAACCATCGGGGCGGCGATTGCGGAAATAAAGGCTTGGTTTGGCGGTGTGACGGACTGGCTGAATGAAAATGTCGGCGGCTGGTCGGCATTGTTTAGCCGTGTTATGTCAGCGATTGCAACGGTTGTCGGCGCATATGTCAACGCCTATATCAACACGTTCGCGACCGGCTGGATGCTGATTAAAGAAGCCGCCAACAATATGCCGCAATTCTTCGCTAATCTTGGCAAGGCTATCGGTAACGTGTTTATCTCTGCGATTGAGTGGATGGTTAACCGAGCGGTCGGCATGATTAACAGCATGATTGACTATGTCAACAAAGCCGCGTCTATGGTCGGCGTATCGGGCATTGATAAACTAAACAATGTTCAAATCGGGCGCATGGACGACGGCGGGCTTGGTGGTCGAATCGCCGACAGTATGTCAAAAGACCGCGTCGGAAACGCAATTAGTAACATCAAAGCCCGCGCCGCCCTGATTCACGAGCAAAAAGCCATGAGCGGAGGCGGTGGCGGTGGCGGGAGCATACCGAAATCCCGTGTCCCGTCAGGTGGTGGTGGCGGTGGCGGTGGTGGCGGAAGCGGTCGCAAAGGCGGCGGGCGTAAGGGTAGAAGCGGCGGCGGTCATGCCGGCGCAGCCAAAGACCCGATGCAGGCTTGGGAAGAGGAAATTAAAGCCCAAAAACTTGCGCACCGAGAAATGCAGCGCGACACGCTGAATCATCAGGAATGGGATTTGGCGCGCGAAGCCGCTTACTGGCGCGCGAAACTGGCAACGGTTGACGCGGGCAGTAAAACAGGTTTGAAACTGCGTGAAAAAATCCTGACCCTTGAAGACCAATTATCCAAGCAATCGACCGAAGCCAAAATCAATCAGGTGGCGGCATGGGAGAAGCTGGATAAACACAAGCTGGATATGGAAAAGGACGCGGCAGACCAAGCCCTAGCCGCTGGACGCATTTCTCAACTCGAGCGCCTAGACTTGGAAATCGAGTTTGAAAACCGCCGTTACCAAATCGCCTATGACGCATTGCAGGAACGGATCGCACTTGCCGAACAAGACCCGACATACAGCCAATCAGCCATAGACAAGCTGAAACAGCAAATGGCGGAACTTGGGCAAGGTCACGAACGCGAGCAAACCAAGAATCAGGGCAAGCGCGAAAACCAACGCCGCAAAGACGCGCCCAACGTTATGGAAATGCTGCAAGACGGCGGGAAAAACGTTTGGCAAGAAGCGCAGCAACAGATGGGGCAGGCTTTTTCTGCCATGCTGTCGAAGGCTAAGAGCTTCAGGCAGGCGATGGGTGGCTTATTCTCGTCAATACGGCAAATCTTCGTTCAAGAGATGGTTAGTAAGCCGCTGGCGGCATTGGTCGGACGATTCGCCAAGGAAGGCGCGATGTGGTTGGCTAACGGCACGCGCCAAATTGCCGCGCAAACCGCTACATCAGCCGCCGTAACCGGTATTAAAAAGACTGAAACGACGGAAAACGTCGGTATGAACGCCATTCAAGCGGCGGCTGAGGCATTCAAGGCGATGGCGGGTATTCCGTATGTCGGCCCTATTCTTGCCGTTGGTGCGGCGGCTGCTGCAATGGCGGCTGTCTATGGGTTGATGAGTGGAATGGGCGGTGGTGGCGGCTCTTCAACAACCACGACCACAACGCGGATTCCGTCGGCGGCTGGCGGTTGGGATATCCCGGCAGGCATCAACCCGCTGACCCAACTGCACGAAAACGAGATGGTTTTGCCTGCAGAACACGCGCAGACAATCCGTGAAATGGCAGGTCAGTCAGGTGGCGACAACAGCACGATTATCATCAACACAACGGGCGGCGACTTTGTCCATAAAAAGGACATAGCGAAACTGCTAAAACAAATGAATCGTGATTTCAAATTGGTGTAAGTGGCTAGGTCGTCTGAAAGGGCGACCTTTTTTCTATGGAGGTTTTTTAAATGAGCAAGTCTATTCAATGGCTTAAATATGCCTTTGAACTTCGATTTCTTCCCGTTCGCTTTCAGCGTTGGTTATTTAGTACGGGGACGCGGGCAGTTGAGTTTGTCAGCGGGTGTTCGATGATTGGTTATGCACTGGTCTTTGCGTTCTCTCCGAACGATATCTACAACTGGCCCATCTACTACAAGTTCAAAGACATTTCGGAACTGACGCTGATACTGGTATTCGGCGGCGTCGGTGTGTTGCAGTTGGCGGCGATGTACTGGCAGACATTCAAAGGGGAGGTTCTGTCAGGCTATATGTTGTTGATATCAGCTTTTATTTGGTATTTGACGGCATATGCGTTTTGGGCTGCCTATCCGCCTGCACATACAGGCATGGTTATTCCGCCCGTCTTGGCTTTTCTGTGCTTACTCGCTGGAAATAACTCACTTAAATTCTTGTTTTCGGAGAATAAATTTAAACGAAAACAAAAGGGGGAATGATGCACGATTTTTTTCAATTCGGCTATCTGTTTGCCATAGGGGGCGGCATCGTCGGTAGCGTT